GATGCTCTGAGCTTCGGTAGTAACGCCTGTTGAGTCGATTACTGAGATACCCCAGTTACCGTTCGCTAGCTTTACTACTTTGTAGTCAGTGTTCAATGTCAGTGCTCCATCTGAACCACCTGTGACTGAGTTGATAGTCGGTGCGTTACCGTTATCATTCTGCCCTGATAATTCAATTACTCGGTCGTAAGCCCAACCTCCTGCTGGTACTACTTGCTCTTCTCCTGAGACTGCTGAACCTGCCACTGTGGTCAGATTCACAAGCCCTGCATCTAGCTTTGCAAGGTTGGTCAAGTTGATTTCAGCAAGGTCAAACGTGATGTTTGCTTTCTTACCATTTACGAATTTCTTGAGTGAGTCAACGTTATCGAAGTCGATAGATTGATTCTCTACAAGTGAGTTGAATACTGGATTTCGCAATGCACCAATATCCACTAGTGAACTAAAGTTGTCACCAATAAGCACTCGGACTGAACCCTTACGGATTGCTTCAGTTCTTTGAATTGTTGTAGTCGGCATAATAATTTATGTTTTAACTATTTATAATTTTTTACTTGTATACCAAGTGAGGATTTACCTCAGACGTTACTTTATCCGCATACGCTTTGCTGACTTTCACCTCCTTGCCTTTGGCAATAAAAGTACCGTCAGGCATCTGCGTATTCTGCGTTGCTACGAGTGTTACTGTAGATTCCTTTTTGGTTTCTGGTTTAGTTACTGGACTCTTGAATTGGCTGGGTTTTGCGTTCTTTGCCATAAGATAATTATACTAATTTTATAATGATACATCAACGTCTTCTGCCGTGTAATTTCTGGCATATCAATACTTAATAAACAACTCAACTGGGACGACGTATAACTCCGCATCAGTATCCTTAATGAAGCTCCGACCAACGAACTTAATATACTTGATGCCTTTGACCCCACCTAGCATATCTTCAGAACGGTCATTAAAGATGCGGTCTATATCGTCAGCCATTGCCCTTGCCTGTTCAAAAGTTTTGGCTATACAACTAATCTGAAACGTTGATGAGCGAACTAGCGGATAGGTAAGTGACTGGTCTATTTCAGTATACGTTATTGCTTGGGTGATTTCGACCCCATCGGGAATCTGCATCGGGTACACTCGAAACGTTCCATCACCAACAGCTAGCTTTGGTGCTAGCGTGGTATCTCCGACTATTTCGTTAAAGATGGATTCTTCTAACATAGCTATAAGAATTTATTGGTGTTGGTTAATAATTTGATGCCCTGCTTTGAGATATCTTTACTACCCTTTCGCATCATCGCTCGGGGTGCTGACCGACTCGTACCGTACTCTATATGTGGTGCGTAGTGTACTGCTGTCGCTACTTCGTAGTTTAGGAACTTGACTCGTCTGGCGGTCATAGAGTTTCTGAGCCGTCCAGTGTCTACTGGGGTTCGATTTTTGATTGCAGTCTCAGTTAGGGCTGCAATCTTTTTCATATCCTTATCGAGTGCAACAGTAGCGTCCTTTCGGGCTTTGACTCTCCTGATAAGTTTATTGAATTTCATACTACTTGAATGATTTGATTCGAGCGTACACTGTTTTGGTTTTGCCTGAACTATCTTCTATTACTCCGAGAATTTCATAGCTGTCTGAACCAATCAGAATCCTGTCGCTCTTACTGATTACTACTGACGGTAAAAAGTAGAATTTGTAATCTTCTAGCGTCACTTGGTACGTACCAATCAGAACGTTCTGGTCTTTGTTACGGTGATACCTAGTTTTTGCTCCGACTACTGACTTAGACCAACCACGTGTGATTGCTCCTGTACCTGACTGAGTGCCAGTAGGTGATTCGATATCGCAAACTGTGTTTAGCATTTTCTGATAGCTCATACTAGATGCGTGTTACTCCAGCTTGACCACCTCCACTTTTCATCACTGACGCTCCAGTTCGACCTCCACCTTTCTTTACGAATGGTGCTAGCAAGTCAGTTACCGACAAAGCGTGTGCCACTTCATCGACGGTTCTATAATCTGCAGTGTAGTCGCCTAGAGTCTCTTTCGTGATTTCACGAATATCGTTATCGCTGATGTTTTCTTTCAGGACTCCACCAGTCAATTTCATTACTGCTAGTGAGATTTCTGCTGGTGGGGTAGTGGAGTAGCCCCACTTTCCTGTCACTACTACGTTTCTCTGAGCTACTTCGAACACATACGGTGAAGCGACTGCGATTCGTGAGTTCGCATTGAGTCGAGTTTCTGGCTGTACCAGTTCAATCCATTCATAAGGCTTGCCCTCTGCGGGTGCATTGAGTGGGTACAGGTAGTAATCTTCATTCTCGACAAGCGTCACTTTGTCTACTACTAGGCTGGAGATTTCTCGAAGGTCGCCAACTTCGATTTTACCTTGACCATTTCCATCGAAGTGTCGAGTCACTGCGGTATCGTCTGCTTCAAAGATTCGCTTGCCCTCTTCATTGCCACAGAAGTTCTCTACATACGCCGTCACTTGAGTAATTGTGAGGTCTACAAAAGACACTAGGGTAGCTGACCAGTTAGCTCCTAAATACTTTTTGACATCTGCTTGTGTTATGTAAGCCATAAATAAATTATACCATTATCTTTTAATTTGTAAGTGGTCTGTAGCTATCATTTCTACTGTACCTATCTTCATCGTGTGGATAGTAGTTACTTTCGCTCACGTATTCTGCATTTAGAATCTCATAACTTATTTCTCTTGTCTCTAAAGTTGAGAAACTCCCAAAGCTGTACTGCATCTTTTTAGTCAGTACACTAGGAGTATCAATCACAAATCTGGCTGACTTGGTTAATACTCCAGTAGCTTCAAATGTGTAGGTGACTTCTTTTTCAATTACTGTGTCAGTTACTATCTCGTATCGAATTTGTTTGGTCGCTCTATTCGTTTCAGCTATCTCGTAGCTACTACTTTTTGTTAGTGATTCAACATTGACTATTACGTAGGTAGCCGACTTCTGCAATGTATCGGCTGGTGTTCGATTGATTGCATATCGAGTCAATTTCTGGAGACGGTCAGTGCTTTCGATTTTATACGAATTAGTTAGCGCTAGTGAGTCAATCGTTACTAACTCGTAAGTTAGTTGCTTTTCAATTTCCGCTTGCGTCCGTATCTGGTATTCGGTTGGTAGTGTGATTGCGTCTGTAGTCGCTATTTTGTAGTTCTGAGACTTTTGAAGTCCACCATCGAGTTGAATGTCATATCGAGCTTGCAGAGTGACTTGAGAAGTAGTTTTGATGACATAAACTATTGCTTTCTGAGTGGCATTACCTCGGGTGATTACATATCGGACTGGCTTGGTAATTGAATCGCTTGAAATTACCTCGTAGCTAGTCGATTTAGTGATTCCTGATGGTGTAGAGGTCAATACGTATGAAACTGCCTTAGAGACGAGTTTCTGTAGCCTGATAGCGAATGAAACGGCTTTTGATAGGGAACTATTCTGTTCTACCGTATAACTGACTGATTTTTGTATCGCTGAAGCTGTGATTTCGATTGCATAGCTTGTCGCTCTAGTCAGTGTGGTGTCAGTTGTAATTTTGTAGACTAAATCTTTTTGCAACAAAGTACCACCTGTCAGAACGTAACTGATGGCTTTCTGAATAACTGATGCAGTTTCAATTTCAAATGCAACTGGCTTTGTTACTGAGTCGTGAGTTTTGACTTTATATCCAACTGGCTTTTGGATTGAATCGTTTGTGACAATTTCGTAGCTAGTGGATTTTGTAACAGAGTCATTGACCTTTATCTCATACTGAGCAGATTTTGTTACTGCATCGGTAGTATTTATTTCATATTGAGCCGACCTTGATAGAGAATCGGTTGTTTTTATTTCATACCCGACTGGTTTGGTGAGCAGATCAACAGTGGCAATCTTGTAGCTAACTGATTTGGTGATTGATGTCAGTAATTTGATTTCATAACTAGCATCTTTTGTGATGCTGGTATCTGTTTTGATGGCATAGCTCAGTGGCTTGGTGAGACTGTCTGTAGTTTCAATTTCGTACTGCGTAGCTTTGGTAAGCGAGTCATTATTTTGAATCTCGTGAGCTAATGATTTGGTGAGTGAGTCTACTGTGACGATTTCGTAACTTGATGATTTCGTGAGTGACGCTTGCTGAACTGGTGGTGGTGTAACATCATACTCATAGATTAGGTTTGAATCACTACCAACCTCGTACATTTTGCTTCCGTCACCGTTCCATGCCATTCCTGAGGGTGATATATCCTGTGTGGCTATCGAT